GTAATTCTTATAATAAATTTTAATAGAAAGAGGGAGGGTACATTATGATAGAAGCATTATTTGATACTTTACTTAAAGTTTTAAGGCAAGAGATAGGCAATCATCACGAAAATATTTGGATTGTTTTTGTTACAGGAGAGAAGAAAAAAGTCGATAGGATTTTTTACGGAGAGAGAGACGGTATTGTGTATGCAAGGAAAGGGGAAGTGGGTTTCGTTCCTTATCAGAGCATATTAGAAATTTATTATACAATAAGAAGGAGAAGACGAGGATGAAAATTAAAAAGTATTGCCATAAGCCTACTGGTGTGCAAGCGGTACAATGGAAGATAGAGAACTGGGATAGCATTCGCAAGTTCGTTCCAAAAGATATATTAGGCAAAAATAAAAAAAGAGAGAAGCATTTGCCATTAAATCTTAATCTTGAAGGTGAGAGTATAACAGTTCCTTACGGTGATTATATAGTCAAAGATATTAAAAAAGGAAAATATTATGTAGTGAAGTCTGATGTTTTCCGAGATACTTATGTAGAGTGCAAAAAGGAAACAGAAGATATTGCAGCAGGTTTTGAACAGACACTTATTGCAATAAGTGTCGGCGATGTTATTAGATTTAAGAAAGGGATGCTAATGCAATCTGCTATTACGGGATTGCATTATCTTGTTAAGAAAGCCGTTTATAAAGGCAGCCACTTATGGGAAGTAAAAGAGAAAAAGGAGGTGGAACGATGAGCAATAATTATAACGAAGAAATGAACACAAGGCACTATGTAGAAACTATGGTTGAGAAAGAACTAATGGAAGAACTGGAAGAAATGGCAGATTACTATGTGGAAGAATCTTTCAGGCTCAGGTGGGAAGAAGTAGAGATGTTCCATCTTATAGGACAGAAAATCTATTCTCTAATAAGTAGAGGGGTAGATGTAGACACTATATATACTTACTTACGGAAGAATACGAAGAAGCGAGTGCAGAACTGGGAATTTGCTTTAATACTTTATAGAGCATATCCGGATTTAAACTTGCTTCCGGAAGGGAAAAATGTTTCAGTTTCGATGCTAAAAAAGAAACTGCTTCCTGAGAAAGTGCAGAAAAGAGTGACTTTGAGGAAGATTCTGAAACAGCATCTCAGGAAGTTCCAGCATCCGAAGAATGACTACGAGAAAGGAAGGAAAGATGAAGCGGAATCACTACTCACTTCCGAAAAGTGAAACGGTGGATATATTCTTAGACATTAGGATGCCGAAGCCTGAACGATACGAGCTCGTAGAGAAACTCAGGTTTTACGACCCCGAAGCGGGATTTATAGATAGAGAGCAGACTGTGATTCGTTGCGATATTTCCATTCCGAAACTAAAGGAGTTCCAGAAATATTATGCTATACAGTCATACTCGCTTTTGAGAAAAAATGAAAACAGTGGTAAAATATAGTATACGGTTGTTATTTACTTATTATAATAACTTGCGTTGAAGAAATATAGAAAAGAAGGGGGTTTTATATTTGAAAAGAAAAACCGAAAAAAAGACGACTGTGAGACCGAAAAGGAAAAATCATCCCGCTTTCGAAGCGAAAAAGGGAAAAATTCAGGAGATTCTGAAAGACCCCGCCATCGAAGCGAAAAGGCTTGCTAACCTACGGAAATCTTTAACGAATTTCAAGAACGGGAAATATGTGAAAGAGTTGCCCTATTATTGCAATAACTGTCCTGTGAAAAACAAATGTCCGTTCTACCAAGCACCAAAGCACAAAGGGGATTTAGTAGTGTGTGCTCTTCAGAAGACATTCAGGAAGTGGTTCTCTCCGAAAGATTTCGATTACAGGGAAGAGAAGAAAGTAGAGAAAACGAAAAACCGCATTATGAATGTCCTATTGCAGCGAGCAGCGATAAATCTGTGGTTCGAAGTTCTGGAAGGCGGGAAGCAGGATAAAGCGCTCTCTCAGTTGTTCCTTGCGATACTTGATAGACTCGAGCCATCTCCAACAGTAGAGAATCACATCACTATAAACCAAGCGATGCAGGGACTTACGCCTGAGCAGATTCGAAAAGTGAGAAAATTTCTTCCTCAGAATGCCTGGGAGGAAATACTGAATGACGACGGACATAGCGAAACTTCTGGAAAATGATGTGAGACTCCATCCCGCTCTTTTAGGAAGGAGTGTTCTTCCATTCCGCTATGAAAGACCGAAACACATTCGTATTTTCGAAAATATTATTTTGCAGCTCACAGATAGAGAGAATCAGAGATACATTATAGAGATTCCTCCGAGACACGGGAAAAGCATAGCCTTTTCCATACTACTCCCTGCCTTTTTCTTGATGAACCATCCCGACAGGAAAGTGATTTTGGCTTCCTACTCCTGGGAGCTTGCGAGTGACTTTGCTTTCCAGGTGAGAAATATTCTGATGGGAAACGGGATTCTCTCGCTTGCTAAAAAGTCGGAGTCAAAGGTAATCACAAGGGAAGGCGGGGGGTTATTTGCCGCCGGTGTAGGAGGCTCTATCACCGGCAAGGGAGCGCACCTTCTTATTTTAGACGACCCTGTCAAAAACTTAGAAGAAGCCGAGAGCCCTACCATTCGAGAGAAGGTGTGGAAGTGGTTCGGTGCTGTCTTCCTTACCAGGGCGGAGCCCGGTGCGAACATCGTAGTTATTCAGACTCGATGGCACAAAGACGACCTCTCCGGGAGGCTCCTTCGAGAGCAGCCCGGAGAGTGGAATGAAGTGAAAATGAAGGCGATTTCAGATGGAAAAGATGACATTTTGAAAAGGAAGAAAGGGGAGCCTCTCTGGGGGGAGCGGTTTCCGAAAGATGTTCTTTTGAAAAGGAAACGAGACATCGGGACATACCTTTTTAGCGCTCTGTATCAACAGGAGCCTATCTCTTCAGAACTTTCCATATTCAGAAGAGAATGGTTTCAGTTCACAGAAAAGCCTCCGAGACGCTTTGATAGACTGGTCCGATATTGGGACCTTGCATCTACGAAAAACGCTGGGGATTGGACTGCTGGGGCTTTGGTAGGTGAGAAAGATGGAATCACATATGTCCTGGATGTGAGAAGAAAACAGGGAACGCCATACGATATAGAGAGATTTGTGAAGCATACGGCGATGGAAGATGGAAGAAATACTGAAATCTATTTCGAACAGGAACCAGGTGCAGGTTCGCGGTCTCTTATAGATGCGTATAGGCGGTCGGTTCTTTTCGGATACTATGTCCGAGCAGATAGGAAGAATGTTTCGAAAGAATACCGAGCACGCCTTGCGTCTCCGAGTGTGGAGGCGGGGAATGTTTTTTTAGTGAGGGCTTCCTGGAATCGTATGTTTCTTGATGAGATAGAGGCGTTTCCGGAAGGAAAACACGATGATATGGTAGATGCTTTCACAGGGGCTTTCTTCTATGCAGCGAAGCCTGTGAAAGAAATTTCAGAGAAACCGAAGGGGGTATAGACCTATGAAAAATTTTTTCGAGGTAGGAAAAAAATTTCCACCTGAAGAAGAGAACGACAGATTCGAAATGTATGAAAAGAATCGTCTTCTTTATGAGAACGAGCACGATAGTGTGTTTTGGGGCTCTCGTACTACTATACTACAGGGCTCGAGTTACCAAAGGGAATTCAATTTGAATTTATTCAAAATTGCTTCGCGGGTATTTGCTGACCTTCTTTTCGGAGAGGAGCCAAAAATAAAACTTCCGGAGAACCATCCTGCTACCGATTTTCTTTCTTCTTTCGTTCTTCAGACTCACTTCCAGGAAAAAATGTATTCAGTGGCTATTGATGTGCACAGATACGGCACAGGTATAGCAAAAGTGTATATGGAAAATGGAAATGTATATGTGGAAGCAATTCCACCTACAGGATGGATACCTGTTTTCAATGACGGTCGACCGAAACAGGTAGCAGAGCATATTCTTTTCTCGGAAGTGAATGGTGTTCTCACTACAGAGGAACATCTTCCCGGGGCTGTAAGAGTTCAGCATTTTTCCGTGAGAAACGGAATCATAGAGGAACTCCTGGACAGTGAAGAGAAAGCGACGGGAGTAAATGACTTCTTGGTAGTAGACTTCCAGAATTCTTTGGTATCAGACAGATATATAGGTTATGATGAATATCGGGACATCGAAACTATAGTGGACGGGCTCGAAACGAGGTTCATTCAGAGAGCGAAAATCCTGGATTCACACTCGAATCCAGCGATGCAGGGTCCAGACTATTTGATAAAAAGGGACCCAATCACGGGAAAGGCGTATGTCGATGTAGGTGGTGGAAAGTATTTCCCTCGCAGCGGAGACGACCCTGAAGTGAAGTATATTACTTGGGACGGGAAACTCGAAGCAGTTCAGAAAGAGATAGATGACCTGGAAAGGATGTTTTATATTATTTCCGGAGTTTCCCCAGCACTTTTAGGGATTATAAAGCCTGGACTTGCGGAAAGCGGTTCGGCTCTGAAAAGACTGCTAATACACACACTCGCAAAAGTGAACTCTTACAAAAAGATTTTCGATGTGAAAATGAAACAAGTCATTTCCATTGCTTCCGAGCTTGCAGTCGCAAATGGAGTTGAAGGAGCGAAAAAGATAGACATCACTGATGTCGTAATAGATTGGCAAGATGGAATCCCGAATGACTATACGCAGCAAGTTCAGGATGAATCGCTTGCAGTTTCCGCTGGTCTCACATCGAAACGCTCTGCTATGAAAAGGCTCTATGGACTCGATGGAAAGGCTCTCGATGCGGAAGAGAAACAGATACACCAGGAAGAACAGATAGAAAGGATTATTACGACAGCGGAAGCACCGTCTCTGAAGGAATCGATGGGATATATAGAGAAAAAAATAGGAAATGGATAGTTACCTCCAAGAGTTTCTTCAGTGGCACCTCAATACAGTACAGGATGTTCTTCATTCTGTTATTACATCGGAGTTCGATATAGCGATGGTTCAGAAGAACCTCGAAAAAGAAAACTTTCGGACTCTGAATGAACGCTATCTGGGAAACAGAAATATCAGGCTTATAAACGAAATTAAAAGACTCGAAGAAGACCTTTCTAATGTTCTGAACGGCGTCAAAAATGAAGGCGTTCCGAAGGCTTTTCAGGCGGGAGAGAATTATGCAAGCATCTCTTTAGGTGCAAGTTTCGAATCCGATGTGATTCAGAATCCCTACATTCTGAAAGCATATGCAGAGAATATGAACGAAAGATTCGAAGAAATCCTGAATGTTTTAGGGCGTAGACAGGAACACTATCAGAAACTTTTTGAAAATGAACAGGAAATGCTTTCTCAAGGGAAAAACATTCGGGCTCTAAATATTAGAATCTCGCAGCTCCAGAGTCTGGGATTTCTTACAGTTCAGGAAGCAGCTCATATCTACGAACAGAATATGAAGCAGATGCTTTCGAGTGCCTACAGAAATGAGGATGTTTCCTATGTACACGACAGCGCTGGAAGAAAATGGAAGATAGGAGCGTATGCTCTTCTTCTTGCACGAACAACACCGATGGAAGCCTATAGGTTGGGTTCGATGGCTCAGTATGAGAAGATGGGTATCGATGTAGTGCAGATGACATCAGACATTCTTCCGAATACCTGTGATGCCTGCAAAAAATGGGCTGGGAAGAAATTTAGTCTTTTCGGAAAAACTCCAGGAATGCCAACACTAAAAGACCTTCTCAATGATGGAGTCTTCCATCCTAATTGTATTCATACCTGGTTTGTAGTGAATCCTGATGTCAATTCTTTGAAAAAAGAGACTACAAAACTAAAAGAGTTTCTTCTTCGCGGGAAACCACTTACACCTGAAAAAGAAAAAACACCGGAGACTCCCCAAAAAAAGAAAGAATTGAAATCTGAAAGTAAAACCTGGAAAAAATGGAGAGAATATGAGGAAGCCTATAAGAAATGGCTTTCCCGTCCGTATTATGTACCTTACAGCAATAAAGAAACAAGATATGTACGGCGAGCAGGAACAACATACTTACAAGAAATAAATAAATTCAAAGAGATGCTTCTTGAAAATGAACCTCGTATTTTCCGTATAGTGAAAAATGATGATACACTTCAGAAATTCCTCTTTAATCCTGATTTGGTAGGAGATTATCTTTTAGGCTTTCTTCCTGCGCCTCCCAGAGTTTCGTGGGAAGGAGTAACTCGAAGGATGTATGGTTCTTCTGCTGCCTGGATTGAATTGAACTGGAAGCGAAGCGGAGGGCTGAGAGGAAATGCGGCTTCGAGCGAAATGCCATACGAGCAAGCTCTTCTTTCAGTGTGGGCTCACGAGTGGAACCATATATTTCAAGGAATGATGAAAGAAGATGAAAAAGTAGAGTCTATGCATCATATATGGAATCTTTTAGTGCCTTCGGGGACACTTGTCCCGGAAGAGTTTTTGAGATTTTCGCAGGGAATTCCTGTGTATGCAGCGCCTATCAGAGAATCCCTGCTGCGTCCATTTTTGGAATCTTTAGGAGTAGAGGAACACCTTTCTTACGAGGAAATTAGAGAATTTGCGAATGCACCGGCGCATATGGAAGAATGGATAGAAAAACTCCACCTACCGGAGAAAGTGAAACATTTTATGGAACACGCTTTTACACAAGCCAACAAAGGATATATGTTCGAAAACAGGAGCGAATTCGAATCGGTCATAGTGGAAGGAAGGGCTCTTGGATTATTTAGAAAAAACACTCCTTTCTGGAAGGCTTCACAATACCTTTTAGAAAGAGATATGGAGTTACCGTTACATTTATCCTCTTTGGCTGCAACGGCTCTAAAAAGGACATTCATTCAGAATGCACAGGACTCAGTGGGTCCTGATGGGGTGTATACTCATTTTGTTCGATATATACTACAGAAATATATGAAATCAGTAGACTTTGAATCGAATCCCGAACTTCTCAGAGAAGATGAAATATGGAAGATGGCTATGGATTTTTCCCAGAGCAGGTATCCTATCGATATTGGAAAAATAGTCAAAGCCGCTGATAAAAAAGCGAAAGCCATAGAAAAAGATGCTCCCTCAAGTGTGTATGGAAATAAAAAATGGAAAGCAGTTTTCGATATAGTTTCAGAAGTGATTACGACTATCTCTCACGCATCCGATTTCTTTTATGTTCTTCAACCTGAGGTTCTGGAATCGAAAGGGCTTTTCCGGGCTCTTCAGCTCACGGTTTCAGTGAAAGGATTCCAAGACATTCTGAAATACCATCTTCCCGTCTCGAGCCGTTTTCTATATCCGCTCCAGCTCGTTCAGGAAATATATGAAAAATACGGAGACAAAATCAAGAAATATTCAGATGCTTTCGGTCCTGTTTTTCAGATGCCTTTCGAAAGTATTCTCTCCTCAGCAGGGGGAGAAGTCGTAGATGAGCAAGTTCTCTCGCATCTCTATACATACATAGTGGATACTACTACGATGCTGGATGCTTTTCACGATGCCACAGACAAGGACCCCGACTCTACAGTGCAGCTCGTAGTATCCAGCAATCTTTTCCAGAAGTATTTCGAGCCTGAAAAATTCGATGAAAAAGCGTTTGATAAGCGATGGAAAGAAATTATAGAAGACTATAAGAAGAAACATTATAGAAGGAGGAAAAAAAAGAAATGATACACATAGAAGATATCCCGAAAGGAAGCGGGATTCTTGTGATTCTGGACGGGAATCGAGGGAAGACGGTTCCTATATCTCTCACATACGCATATGTAGAATCTCCTGAAATACCTCGCACTCTCATAGCAGTGACATTTTTCGCTACATATGAAAAGTCTCTACAGTCTCTTTTGGAATCGATTCCAAAAGTAAATTTTTCACAGCATCCCATTCCTTTTCACATTGATGTACCTCACAGCATCCCGGAAGTATATGTGTGGGGAAAACACTACACACCGACAGCGTTTCTTTCAAAATTACTCGTAAACAGGTATCTTCCATTGAAAGGATTAGAGGGAGTAGAGTATTGGGACCTGATGCCAAGAGAATTTTTCTTTGGCAAGGAATTGAAACAGACATATAATAAAGTAGAATAAAATATTTACTCTCGAAAGAGAGGAATCTACCGCTACCCGGCGGGAAAGAAGGGGGTTTTATGGGAGACGAAAAAAAAGAGAATTTTGGAACGCAAGAGCAGGCGGAAAACACTACTTCGCAATCAGCAAGCGAAGGAAAAACATTCACTCAAGAAGAGCTGAATAAAATCATTTCTGAACGCCTTGCTCGTGAGAAAAAGGCGCGTGAGGAACTCGAAAACAAGTTGAAACAGTATAAAGAACAGGTCGAAAAAAATCTTCCAGAAGCAGAGCGCTACAAAAGAGAAGCAGAAGAGTATAAAAAGCAGTTTGAAGCAGCGCAAAAGGCTCTTCACGATGCTCAGGTGACTCAGATGAAATATGAGATGCTGGAAAAAGAAGGACTTCCGAAAGCCTGGGCTCGGCGTATTCAGGGAGAAACAGAGGAAGACATTCGAAATGATATAGCCGAGCTGAAAAAACTTCTGGGGGTTCAGAGTGGTGTAGGAAATGCAGTGTTTCCTCAGTCAGGGAAGCCTGCAAGTATTAACGATTTAATCAACTCGGCACTGAGGCGTGCCAAAAAATAAAACAACAATAAGGGGGTAAACTATGGCGTATAATGGGAATGTAATAGGAAAATCTAATATCGAGGGCGTCCTTCCGGAACAGTATTCTAAGCAGGTTATAGAAGGAGCTATCGAGCAGTCTATTACACTTAGACTTATGAAGAAACTTCCGAATATGAGTGCGGGGACTCTGAAAATGCCTGTCCTGGACCTTCTTCCTATGGCTTATTTCGTAGATTCTTCAGGAGAGACTCCAGGAAAGAAAACTCCATCCGCACTTGCCTGGAAGAACAAAACAATCACAGCGGAAGAGGTGGCTGTAATCATTCCAATTCCTGAAGCATATCTTGACGACGCTTCTTTCGATGTATGGGGCGAAGTAAAACCAAGAGCAATGGAAGCATTCGGAACGCTTATTGACAGTGCAATCCTTTTCGGAACAAACAAGCCCGCTTCTTGGCCTGATGGCGTTGCAGTGCAGGCTCTTTCCGTAGGAAATGCAGTGAATATCGGAACAGGTTCCGACCTTTATGAAGACATTATGGGAGAGAGCGGCGTTATTTCTAAACTCGAACAGGAAGGCTTCCTTGCGGATGGCTTCGTTGCCGACCTTTCTATGAGAGCGAGACTCAGAGGAATCAGAGGCACGAATGGAGAGCTCATATTCACGAATTCTATGCAGGGAGCTACTCCGTATATGCTGGATGGACAGCCTATCTTCTTCCCCAGGAACGGAAGTTTCGCTAATAACAAGATAGCAGATGATGGAACGAATCACACATATGCGGAGCTTATTGCGGGTGAATGGAAGCAGGCTGTATATTCTATCAGACAGGATATGACTTTTAAGATTCTTTCTGAGGGTGTGATTCAGGACCCGAGCACGGGAAATATTCTCTATAACCTCGCACAGCAGGATATGGTGGCTCTTAGGATGGTAATGAGACTTGGATGGCAGCTCCCGAATCCTGTGAATGCAGTTCAGACAGACGAGACTAAGAGATACCCGTTTGCAGTTCTGAACCTCTACACAACAGCGTAATAGTGTAGAGTAATGGAAATGGATGCTTTTAGCATCATCTCCTTTCATATATCACGGGGAAGAGGAGAGACTCCAATCCTCCACTCCTTCTTCCCCGCCATAAATAGGGGGTAATATAATGAAGGTAAAAATACTCGCATCAGGTTTCGTGCTTCGTGGAAAGAAGTATGAAAAAGGAAAGACATACGAAATAGATGAGAAACAGGGAAAGAGGTGGATAGCATATCATATCGCTACTGAAGTCGTAGAGAAAAAGAAGAAGGTAGAGAAAAATGCTCGTGACTCTCGATGATGCAGATGCGTATTTCCATACTCGACCCGCATCTGAAAAGTGGTTCGAAAAAAACGGTGCAGACCGTCTGAAATATCTTACGCTTGCCAATAGACATATAAACGGGCTTCCGTTCATAGGGGAGAGAGTCTCTCCAGACCAGGAAGATGCCTTCCCTCGTTTCATTTTCGTGCATTTCCCGGATGCTATTCAAGAGATTGCATACAATCGTATAGACACTCCAAAAGAAATTAAGGAAGCAGTATATGAAGAAGCGTATGCAGTGATGCTCTATTTCGAAAGTGATACTTATCGCTTTAAGGAGATGGGATATACTCGAACGAATCAGGACGGCGTCGCTGTGGAGTTCTCAGGGAAAAATAGGCTTCTTCTTTCAGACGAAGCGATGCTTCTTGTAAAGGATTGGGTTGTAAGTTCTGTGGTCATATGAACAGCGTAGATACCATTTTCCAAGTCGATTTTTCGGATGTAATGAAAGGGCTTTCGAAATATAGGAAGGCTTTTCAGAAAGCACTTCCGAGAGCTCTGGAAAGAGCGGGATTACGAGTTCTGGTTCCTGAGGCTATGAAAAGAACGCATATAGGAGAGACAGGACACGAAAAAGCATCCTGGAGGGTGGCTATACACTCTTCCGATACGCTTCTTTTCGGAAATATACAGCCATATTGGAAATTTACAGAATACGGGACAGGGAAATATAATATGTTCGGAAATGGCAGACAGAAAGCCTGGATATGGTATTCACGGACTGCTCGGTGGGGCGGCTTTTTCGTGAAAGGAAAAGGATATGGACATCGCACTCACGGACAGAAACCTCAGAGAACAGGATGGCACACAGTTCAGGAATCCCAGGAACTGTTCAAATGGACAGCAGCGAAAGAACTTCTGAAAGAGGTGAAAAACTCGCTATGATTTTCATAGAAGCCATAAAAGATAGACTGAAAGATGTTAATATAAAATATGTCGAGCATTTCGAGCCAAAAGCAGTGAAAGAAGAACAGTTCTATCAGTATTCTCTTACTGAGCATCCTTCTAAGCCTTATAGCGTAGGATACCAGACGACGGTGGAAATGAGAATCCTAACTCCGGACTTCCAGGATGATATTATAGGGGAAATCCTTTCCCGGCTCGGAAGGGGGACATATGGAAACGCATATGTGCAGATGGTGGAAATAGGTTTTGAGACACCTCAGGAAATACTTGAGGGACTCTACATTCAACAAATAAATCTCACATTTACCTGGGAGGCGTTGCAATGACTAAAAAATGGATTCAATCTGCGATAAAAAATAAGGGAGCATTACGACGCACACTGAAACTGAAGAAAAACCAGAAACTCACAGCGTCGAAACTCTCTAAAGTAATCAAATCGAAAAAAGCAAGTGCAAAAACAAAAAGGAGAGCAAGACTCGCTCTCACTCTCTTAAAACTCAGAAGAAAGAGGAGGTAATATAATATGGCAACACAAGTGACGGTACAGACGCTTTCACCTACAGGTGGAGAAATAACTTTCCAGGATGTAGATGGGACAAATGGAAACTCTTTCCTGAACACAACAGGAAGGATAATAATGAGGATAAAGAACACAGATACATCAGACCACACAGTTCACATAGCAAGCCCTACACCGTGTAACCAGGGATATACGCACGACATCGACGCGACGGTTACCGCAGGCACAGAAGTTTCGTTCGGACCGTTTTCTGTCGCAAGATTCAACGATGAGAATAATATGGTCAATGTGACATATCCAGATGGTGGAACAGGACTTCAGATAGCAGTGATACAAATATAGGGGGTGAAATGATATGGCTAAAAAGATATTCGGAATTGCTTCCAGCTCTCTCGGAACCGTTATTACGGGGGCTGTGGTAGATTCTGCAGACTACGGACTGGGAGGCGATAAGAAAGAACTTGCAGGGAATCCTCCGACATCTATAGTAGATGTGAGGATGGCGAAAGTAGTGGAATCTCTTCATATCGTTGCGAAGTTCGAAAGCACAGCGGACGCAAATACAATAAAACAACTTATGAAAGACGCCACAACTGTCACGGCTTCAGTGACTTCGATGGACGGTGATTCTGTTTCCTGCACAGGTATTATAACAGAGTTTAAGAAGAACGCAAAAAAAGATGATTGGTGGGATGCTGAATTCACAGTCGAAGGCGTCGACTCCGGAACAACAACATAAGGGGGATAAATGAAGCCTAAAGATATAGAACTCTGCTATGAAATGACGGGAGTCAACATTCTTTCACTTCTGGATACGAATGGAGTGAAGGACCTCCAGCGTGTCGACCCGAAACTCTATCGATGGCTGGTATGGTGGAAAAGAAAACAGGACGGGAAGAAGGTCGACTTTTCTGAAATGGAAGATGAGAATCTCGACCTCGTAGAGATTAGGGATGCCATCCGCACTTTTTTCGGGTTAGGGAAGCCAGCCGAGAAGTAATAAACGCTTTTCTCTTCATCGCCTCCAAAGGTTTCGCTTCCCTAACCTATACTGATGTAAAGGGGATGGACTTCGAAGATATAAAATACATTCTGGAGCAGCTCGGAGTCGATATAGAAGAAGACACAAGCGAGGAAGAGTATCAGAAAGCGAAAGAGAAACTGAAAGAAAAACTGCTTGCGATGGTAAAGGGAGACAATAATGGATAATGAACTCTGGATAAAAATAAAAGCAGACATCGATGATGTGAAAGGCAAATTCGGAAGCCTTTCCGCACTTTCAGGGAAGATAGGAAGTGCTATACAGAAGAATCTCGGAAAGGCTCTCCTAATAGGCGGCGCGCTGGGAGGTATAGGCGGGCTTTTCGTAGATTTCGGGCGTAAAAGTTTCAATGCGTTCGTAGAGAGCGAGCAGGCGACGCAACGATTCAATACTCAGCTCAAAAATCTCGGTGTGCCTACTAATTTGCTTCCCGACCTCGACTCTCTCACTAATGAACTTCAGAATGTCACGAATTTCGATTCGAACGACATAGAAGCAGCACTGTCGACACTAATGCGGCGTTTTAACGACGCTAAAACAGCGGGGCTTGCTCTTCAGGTTTCGATGGAGTATGCACGGGCTTCTGGGGAATCTCTTCAGGCTTCCGCTTCCAGAATAGGTACTACAATACAATCGGCTCTTTCAGGAAAAGGCACTTCGGCTCTAAAAGAATTCGGAATCGTGGCTACGAAAAACTCTACTGCCATAGGTCTTCTGAATGAAATGCTAAAGAAGTTCCAGGGAAGTATGGTAGATTTCGATATGTCTTCCGCCGGAGACCTCGCTTCGATGCAAACTGCTATCGGAAATCTCGAAACTGAATTCGGTGCGAAACTCGCTCCCGCAGTGGAAGGACTTACACAATCGCTGGTGACACAGCTCGGGGTATGGACTGCTATGGGCGAGGCAGGAAAAACCAATATGGCGGACCTGAAAGACTACGCTTTCACTTTTGGAAATATCGTGGGTGCTATAGGCACTTCTGTCGGTTTCCTGGGGATTACTCTGGGGATTCTTCCAGAACTTTTCAAGGAATCCCTGGATAAAATGAAAACGGATATTCAGAAGTGGTGGGGCGATGTGAAGTCGTTTTTCAGAAATAGTGCGGAACAGACCGCTTCTGATACAGCAGATATTTTCGACCTTTCTAATGTTCACGGTGCGAAAGAAGGATTCACAGGAAGCGCAGACTTTCACGGTGCAGGTAGTGGAGGGAGCCTCGTAGAGGGCGATAAAATAAAAAGGGATACTGCGGCTGTGAAAGAGCAGTTCCTAGCAGTGGAAGAGATGAAAAACCTGCTTGCTCAGCTCCGTGAGAGCTGGGAAAAGGTGCTAACACTCCCGAAAAATAAGGATGCGAAAGAAACGAAAAACAGTATAGAATCTATTTTCGCACAACTCCAGAAACTCCTGAATGGACTGAAACTTCTCGGAGATTCGTATGAGAACGCATCGAAAAAAGCGAAGGAATTCGGGAAATGGGGAACGATTTCGATGATGGGAGGGCAGGTGGACGCCCTCACAAAATTCATAGGAAATCTACGGTATATCCGTCCTATCACTTCGGTTCAGAAAAAGACTGTCGATGTAAATGTAAAAGTTTCAGGAGCAGTCACAGGAGTTCCGAATAGTATAGCATCCCAGACGGTTCCAGCGATAAAGAATGTCGTGGGAAATGATATTTATGTTTCTCACGGTGGAAACTACGGTCTGGAAGGTGGTGGATAATGGCGTATAATCTGAATCCTGATTTTTCGAAAACGGGTGTGGCAGTGATTTCTGATTCAGGCGACATTCCCGTGAATGTAGGTTCTACTGTAGTAGGACTGAACGGACTCATCCAATATAAGAAAAACTATTACAAGCGGGAAGTGACAGTAGAACTCCGCTCAGAAGCATCGAAAAATGCTTTTGTTTCAGGGATAGATTCGCTGGAGATTTCATACGACGGACATTGTTATTATTTACGGAATGCGACTCTCGTGGAACAGTTCAGCGGTGGAACGAAAGGCGTATGGACATACTCTATAGAGATGATTCGAGGCACGAATGCCGTTAGTTGCGATTCCTGACAAATATTCGATTCAAGCGGAGGGAGTAGAAATCCTTCGTGACGACAGGATTCTTTTATCTTTACGATGGGGCGGCGGTCTCTTTAAGGATGCCTATGCGGAAGCTCAGATATACGACCCGAATTCAGTGTTTCCTGTCTCATCGTATGGTGGTATATGGGACATCTATGTAGGTGGGCAACACATATTTCGAGGATATGTTTCCGAGCCCGTGAAAGAGAGAGGAATGGGTGGTCAGGTTTTCACCATAGGCTTCAGGGGAACGATGGAATCCTGGGATGTCCTTCTCACAAATCAGACATTCGGGCCGAACGGCGCAGACCACACAGTCACAAGTGTAGTAGATTATATTAGATACCTTGTAGAAACGGTTTCTGCAATGAGTGGAATTCCTTTTCAGGGACCACTTCCGCAAAACAATAAGCAATTCACGGATATATACCAGGATGGAATCCTTGCTGTGACGAATTCTACATACCTTTCAGAAATTAGGCGAGCCTGCCAGGCACTCGGATTTATTATTTTTAACGACCCTGTAGGCACGATTCGGATTATAGATGCTACGAATCCACCGGGAACTGTCATTTTTACGAGCGCAGCGCACTCAGATAAACTTCTCACAGGAATTTTCAGAGAAGTTCTTTCACATATACCCGCTACGGTTCTTGTGAATGATGATGTTCTGAATGAAGGCGCGGCGTATGGACACCTGGGGACACCGCAAAATAATCAAAACTACAACGAAACTAAAATAGATAATATAACATTCGCTACGACGGTAGGGATGAAGAAAGAAGCACTTCCAGAAATCGCTGAACATATCTACACGGTTTCCAGGAAAGCATCGAAAAAACTCCATATTGAATGGGCTGGGATACCTACAGCAGAGCAGATTCTCGGATACCAGATGAGTTGGACGGATTCAGCAGGAGCACAGGGTCAGTACACGATTTCAGGATACGAAGTCGACATCACGCCTTCCGAAATGAAGACAGTAATGGAGGGATATATCTCGTGAGTGTAAAAGAAATCGAAAGGATAGTTCAGACATACCACCATTCGAATCCGCAGATACTTCGATATGGCGGCGTGGCAAATGTAAATGGTGAGGTAGATATAGATTTCGGTGTGAAATTCGTGAAAAAACCGTTTTTCCTTTGTGAGGAAGTAGAAATCGATAGCACGAATACCGACCCGATTGTGTGTTTCCTTTCAGATTGGATTCAAGATGGCGACGGATACTACACAGGAGCAAAAGTACAGAGTGACGGCAAAGGTACAGGACTGATGTGGATGGCTATAGGAGTGGCAATCAAATGACAGGTTCAGGAACAATAGAAGACCCTTATGTTATAACGACTTGCCAGGACCTCCAAGATATGTCAAATGACGAAACTGCGCATTATATTATAGCGAACGATATAGATTGCAGCGGCTTTGCTTTTACACCTGTCGGTGATTGGAATGGTTTCACGGGCTCTCTCGACGGACAAAAACACACAATCAAAAACCTTTCTATAGATGCAGGAAATCAGAATGCAGGGCTTTTCCTCGACATAGGAACTGGGGCGGTAATCCAAAACATAAATTTCGATTCACCTGTGATAAGTAGCAATTACGATTCTGGTGTTCTCGCATATGTGATATATCCTGATTTTCAGGTAATAAAGAACATCAATATCTATAATGCAGATGTGACTGCTGGATACGATGCCGCTGGACTTGTTTATGAAATGTATTTTAGTCCTAATGATGTAAGTTTTCAGCGAAAGATTTCCAATATTCACATAGACGGAACAATCGCAGGGAAATTAGGGGCAGCAGGTTTCGTGTATATGATAGACTCGAGTATCCCCGCTGGCGCTTCAGATTATCCTGTTCTTATGGAGTGCATCGATATAGATGTAGTTTTGAAAGCGTCAGATTCAAGTGTTTCTGTAGTTGATATGGGCGGATTTATAGTCGATTTGCACGCGGAGGTACAGAGTTAATGCCTGTAAGCGGCGGAGGAGGTTCAGGTCCAACATTCAAAATTAAAAATGTGAAAATAAAGGTTCAGGTGCAGCCGCTTTTATACCAAAGCTCTCAAGACAATAATGAAGCAAAGACACTTTCAGGAAATCCCCTTGTAGACGCAACAACAGGATGGAACACAGATTGCGACCCGCCAAACGAATGCGTGGAACTCCATAGGCAATACACAGATGTGCAAGTGGGAAATCTGGCAGCTCAAGATATAGACGAAAATGCGAATCCTCAAAAAACATCCTGGACGGGATTAAATCTCACGAAGAATGATGTGAACTCTATAGCATTGAAACTACACGCCTGGGTGCAAAGCGCAGGATGTACAGATTGCGCAACAACTCAAACGCAGGAAGAAACAAATGCCTGGAGCTCAACGCTTGATTTTTCAGACCTTCCCAATGGTGCTCAGATTACGCAAGTGGATGTAGAGATTACTCAGGAATCGTGGAGTAATGAACCAATAGATGCTTCTGGCACCTCGACTATTTCTATGACTGAAATTCAAATCACAGTTTACTATACTATCACTTCCGAAAAGTGGAACACAGATGCAGCAGGTATTATCAGAAGTATTGCTTTTGGTTCCGATGAAACAGTAGACATTGAAGATGTGCGAGTTTACGAGAGTGATATAAAAGGGCAGAACGCAACAGGAGGATTCTATCAGATAGGGAACCAAGATGGCAATATAATAGCAAAGGATATCAGTATAGAATCAACTGTCGAAATAAACACAGATGGATATAAATCGGGGTTCTGCACGGATATTTCCACAAATACGAGTGATGTCGAAAATGTAGTTTCTAATGCGACTATGGACGATTCACATAACAACAACAGCAAAGGTTTTATAGTAAATGCCGAAAATCAAACTCCGAGCGAATTTTCAGAATGCTATTTCAACAAAGATTTGTTAAATTTTTCAGATGCGGGTGTATACGCCGCACCACTCTCGGATGCCCAAATGAAAGACCCATCAAACTTCCAAAACTTCGATTCGGCGATATGGGACATAGAAGCGAACCAATATCCATTTGTGCGGTGGCTGTGTAATCTTTTCCAGGCGTTTTCGGGAGCGTATAAAAAAATAAAGCAGCAAGGTTTTATTGACTTTTAACACTTCGGCAGGAAACGAAAAATAAGTATAATATAGAATATAAGGGGGCTGGGAAATGGCAACAAAACTTAATTTTAATGTTTTTAGAGGAGATACTTTCAAAAAGACACTAAAATTCACAGATGAAAATGGAAATCCAATCGACATTACGGGGTGGACTGTGTATTTCACAGTGAAAAAACCTGCGTATGTTCCAGATGACTCAGACGATTCCGAAGCCCTCAAACAAATCATCATAAATGTCGCATCTGGAACAAGCGGGGTCTGCACGATTTCGTGGGAAAATGTAGATATATCTCCGTTCGAATATGCCTATGACATCCAAATCAAAAAGGCAACAGGCGAAGTTCTTACGATGCTATACGGGAAATTTATCGTAGAGGCGGATGTGACGAGGACGGTGTGATATGGCAGATATAAATGTCGAGATTATAGATGAGACAATACAACTGCAAATTATGGAAACGCCCATCAATATTTCTGCCAATGTGCCAGGAGTTTCCAAATTTACACAACTCGAGGATGTTCCACAGAGTTTCGAGGCTGGGAAATTCCTAAAAGCAGAAGCCGATAGATTAGTTTATGCCGTGCCTTCTGGCAGTGGAGATATGCTAATGTCAGTCTACGACGCAAATGGAAATGACATCGTAGATTATGCGGAAGGTGCAAGAGTTTTGAGCGATTTTCCTGCAAATTCAAAACAGGGTGACATTGTAGTAGTGAATAACAAAGTTTACATAAATTTATAAGGGGGTATAAAATATGGCTTGGAAGAAATTACTACTTGAAGGCGACGCTATTGAGTCGCCATCAGGTGCAGCACAGGGAGACATTCTTTATTTTGACGGAACGAATTGGACAAGGCTTCCTGCAGGGACAGCAGGACAGCTCCTTTCCACACAGGGAGCAAATGCGAATCCGCAATGGGTCGATGTATCTGGAACAACAGATGAAAAAGTGAAAGCAGACGCAAATGATACTACAGCAGGGTATCTAAGTGATAAAGTCGATGGTGCGACAATTATAGAGGACGGAACAAATCACAACATTAAAGTTGGAACGATAAAAACTGCAAATATAAACATAGACGCAGACCTCTCTGTGAACTATCACCATCTCACACAGGTTCTCATACAGAGCGAAACGACACTTCCTAACACAGGTTCCGAAGCAGCAGGCCAACTCGTGTTTAATGCGAGCGATGGACATCTGTATGTCTATACTGCATAGCCTATGAGTAGAAAAAAGAAAGCAGTGCCTATGAAACCCGTAAAAAAAGAAAAAGCAGTAGAGGACACTGAGCAAATAATCGGGAAGCTCGTAAAAGATGAGATATCTCGTGCGAAAAACATCTATGAAACGAAAAAGAAACAGGAAATTGAAACTTTACATAACAAAATCATAGATGCTATACAGGAAACGGGTGCTCATCCTACTTCTGTAGTTTTCGTGCTTGAGCTCATAAAGGAAGAAGTATTGAGGCAGTTTTTAGGAAAAATAAAGACGGGTGATTGACAATGGCTACTTACACTTCCAGATATCCGCCACAACAAAACAGCGATTATGTTAAAGCATATTACTATGCATCCGATTCATATCCCTGGTATGCTACAGACCCGAATAAAAACCTGACGGGAGGCGCAGGATACAATAGTTGGAAGGACAATGCACAAAAATCGAATCAAAGATTTCATATCGATTTGGGACAGCCCTTTGTAATTCGTCGTATTTACTACGAGAATTTCCACGATTCGGGGAATTCTACCGAAAGAGGTGCAAAGAATTTTACATTATGGGGGTCGAATAGTGCTGATGCCTTCAATAATTTGGACTATAACGATGATACGGGGTGGACGCAAATCCCCACAGAAGAAATATATTTCCAGAAACATATCGCTGCTGACCAAGAAGACCCACATTATATTTTGGTCAATAATGCAACTCCATATCGTTATTATGCAATTAAGATTGCAGATAACTATGGTGATACAGCATATATAGGACTACGCCGAATCGAACTTCAAACTGAAGACGGATATAGCGGAAGATGGAGAAAAATCATACTCGATAAAGAGAATCATCTTGCACTTACACCTGCAAGTAGAACGGATGTGCCTGCTGAGGCGGGAGTTCTTTACATCGACAAAGATGACACAACAGGATATATAAATACTGATGGCACTTGGCAGAAAATAGGAAAACTAAATGCGATAAAGGATGACGATACTCCAAAGCTCGGTGGGAACCTCGACACGAACGGCTTCCAAATCGTGAACGGGCTGATAGTAGATGGGAATCCTGTTCTCGTCGCGACAGCATCAGAAAAGATTATATATGTGGATAATACAAATGGTGATGATACTAATGGCGACGGAAGTGAAAACAATCCTTACGCTTCTATTTCTCGCGCACTCGAAGATATCCCAGACAGTATCACAAAAAGCATTACAATTCATATAAAAGCATCAACAACAAAATACGGCAGCCTGATACTCAGCAACAAAGTTTTCACGAACACAGATGGCTCTTTAACTATTGAAGGAGAAATGTCTCAGTTAGATAATGGTACGATAAGCGGGTATGTTTATTCTGCGACTGACCCAGAATATCCTAATGCAAATACTCTAAAAGTGACAGATGATTCGAAAAATTGGACATCAAATCAATTCAAATATAAATTATTACACATTTTTGACGATAATGGTTTTGATTTCTATACTATTATCGACAGCAATGATGCAACAAATCTATATTGTTCGCATATGTATTACGGTGACATTACGAATAAATCGTATGAAATTCTTGATTGGGCTACGCAAATAGAATCTATATATTTATCTGCTTTGACAGGTCCCGTCACAGTCCAAAAATTGTGGGTGAATAGCTCATCAAACAAGGTTGTTAATTTAAATGCTCTTGGAAAATTCGTTATGAAAAATAGTCGGATAGATAAGAATTATGACGGAGCTTCGGGATTCTATTTTACATCATCGGATATTAGCCTCACGGAAATATATCTCGAAGGTCACGATACAAATTATGATGGTATCGTGGGCGGATACGGGAATGCCAGCAGGCTGTACATTGCTGGTACAAAAATACACAATTTTCGATATGGTATCAATTTAAGTGGCACAGTAGTTTACGGATTTTTTAGGGGAGGCGGAAGAATTATAGCAGATAATAATAGTTCAATAGCATTAAGAGGAATCTTACTGAACGGGCCAGCAAATATGAGCTTTTACTCATCGCGAGGTAAAGTAGTCATTAGTGGGTATCCCACAGGGATAGCGATGTGGGGACTCTCTAAAATACAGTATGACAATTTTATTGTTTTTTCCGATGTCGTGAAACAAAAAGATATGTTTTCAGCATTAGATTATGCTGGCGACTATGAAATTAAAGGTAATTTCAGGATAAGACCTGTTTCTGCAGCGCCATCAGATACACCTGACAATGGAGGAGTTCTATATGTACAAAACGGAGCTTTATATTATCGCGGAAGCAATGGAACAATAACAAAGTTAGGTGATGCATAATGAAAAAGATTGTTATATATATTCTCTTGTTTATTTCAGTGTGTTTTTTGGCACATTCAGCGCCACAGAAAAAACCTACTGTGTCTGACACTGCTATCCAAATAGCACAGACTACTACTATACTCCGACCATCGTTTATCCCCGTAGAGACTCTGAGGAAATACCTCGCAGGGACAGGACTGGATGGATATGCGAGTGCGTTCATAGAAGCAGAGAAAGAAACGGGAATCGGTGCCGATTGGCTCGTTGCTATAGCACAGCACGAAAGTGCGAACGGAACGAATTACTGGTGGAAACGGTGGAACAATTGTTTTAGTTGGGGTATTACAGATTCAGGACCGACTCAGGAAGCGAAATTTATAAAAGATAATCTCACGAAATGGCAGGCTATAGTGTATATTTCCCGCAGGTTTTATGCTCTTTATCTTTCCGAAAACGGGACATATCACTCAGGAAATACGCTATGGGATATAGGAAAATATTATGCACACGATGGCTCCTGGACGCGGAAGGTTCTCTATTGGCACGATAGGATTGAAAAGTTCCTTCCTGAAGACATTCGAGCGAAGGAGTGGGTGATGCAGACAGGTATCTTGAGAGGGAATCTTTCCAGGCCGAAGTATGTGACGCCTGATTACTTTTCCCAGCCTGTCAACCGAAAAACGCTTGCAATTATTTTATATCGACTAAATCGACCATAAGGGGGTGCAGTATGAATTTCAAGGAATTCCTGAATTTCGTCCAGGAAAAAGAAGATGACTTCACAGTGAAGGAAATAGGTGTGAAAACGGATATGTGGATGTATATATATCGTGATGGAGATGTGAGAATAGAAAGAATGGAAAAAGAAAGAGGTGTCCGTGAAAAATGGGATGACAGTTCGACATCTACGGGGGTGGTGGAATGAAACTCACAGGATTTCTTCTCTGGATAGGAATGTCGACGCTGGTGTGGTATGTAGGCACTATTATTTTCCGATTTTCTATCTTCCAGAAAGAATATTGGAACTTCGGAAAGGTGAGGGTGAAGGTCGCTGATATGAAACTTGTAGTTCTCATCACGCTGTCTGAAATCGTGATGATTTCATACATCCGCATCAATACTGTGCTGGGGATTTTCGGATACTTCGGAATCTTCCTATATCCTTTAGAAGACGGGATTCTTTCAGGGCTTCTCGTATCAGGCGGGTCGGATTTTATTTATCAAATTTACAAAACAATAATAAACTACAAAGACCTTCTGAACGCAAAAAAGGAACTTTTCGAAAAGGCAGGTGGAAAAAATGAAGTGGGGAAATGAAAAAAATAAAGCGCAGACTATATTCTATTATTTGGGCACTGTCGTTCTTATTCTTGTGATTTTCTTTATGTTAGTAGATTATATTAGTTGGAGAGACGCGATAGGAATGATTAAGAAAAATCTTCCTTCTGACGCTTCTGTGATACTCCAGGAAGGAAATAGTTCTGTAAAATGGAATCCCCTGAGATGGAGAGGACCTCTTCGGGGAAGAGTATACCTCTTTTCGAATGAATCTCTTACTACTGAGTCTCGAGATGTGAATTGGAACGGAGAGAATCTGAAAGATGTCGCTGGTTTTCTGGATGGCTCTGTGAGAGGGATTTCAGGAGTGGACATCCCTCTTTTCCAGAAATCGGAGATTCGATATGATGGGGAAAAAATACTTCAGAACGCATCAGGTTCGCATTCTTTTCACATTTCAGTCTATCTTTTGGACACAGGGGAAAAAGTATATAGAGATGTTTTCCGGGGATATGAGGCTGTAGACTATCCCATCACTCCCTCTATCATAACAGCATATCGTGAAAGCATAGACCAGGAAAGAGATATGACTGAGGAAGATGTGAAATGGCTATGCACTTTCACGCACGATTCTCTTCACGATTTCGTGCTTTCCTTTTTCCGGAAAAATGAAGTTCCGAAACTTTTCCAGAAACCGAATATTTACGCATACCGACTCGACCAAAAAATTTCAAGTCAAGTAGAGTGGAAAAAGAAATATGAAAAAGTATGGACAGGAGAGAGAAAAGGAGCCTGTATAGGAATCATATATCGTGTCGATGGAAAAGTATATGTCCGAGTCGTTTATGATGCCTGGTGGCTCGGTTGCAAAGGCGGAGGTTACATATTCAATTTTTGGAAGTGAAATATGAGAAAAAGAAAAATTCTCTTTGCGATACTGGTTCTTTTGTGTTTTAGTTTTGGCTTGCTTTTAGGTGTGAGGAAAAAAGTCGTTTCGAAATCTTTTTCTATATCGACAGGGATGCCTGAAACAGCACGAGAAGAACTCATCCGGAAAATCCCATAGATAGGAGGGAAAATGAAAAAAATGATGGTATGGAAGGTTATTTCGCTTTTTATCGCGGCAGGTTTAATTTTTTTTGCAGTTTTTGCGCGGCAGGGATATATAGCAGTGAAAAGAGATAGGTTTATCGTTCGAGGAAAATATTACGGGCTGGACAGAGATGTTCGTGATTGGATTACGCCGCAAGAGGAGGAGCTTCCCGTCTTTCAAGGAACAGACTTCCAGAAAGTTTCCCAGGCGTATGACTATCTTGAAAAGCACTACCAATATGTTCCGGATAAGGATATTGAGTGGACAAACGGAAGCGTCCGCTTCAATATAAACGGAGACTTTTGGCAAACACCTGCAGAGACGCAGGCAATAATAAAGAAGGTGGGACATTTCGAAGGGGACTGTGAAGATGGAAGTTTCTGGCTCCAGAGTGACCTCGAAAAGAATCGTGTTCCTAACACATTCGTGTGTATAGGAACAGTGGACTTGGAATCGGGAACATATGGACACGCCTGGGTTATTTGGAGACGGCTCGGGAAAGATTATCTTCTGGAAACTACTCTCGGAAGAAGTCTCGAAACCCTCAAGGTGGTGCCGTCCTTTTACCATCCCGATTTCGTTTTCAATTCCAAAACAGTCTATGCTATTACAGGCGTAGACATAAACGAAGTTATTACTCGGCCGCCTCTTCCTCCTGCGGATGTGAACGAACTACGAAAAGCCCTGGGATACTGAAAAGAATTTCTAAAGGAAAATGAAAAATATTTTTCCGAAAAGGGGAAGGATATAGGAAGAACCTATGTTTTTCCCTTTTTTTTTTTTTCTATATTTTTTTCAAAAAGCCCTTGACTTTTTTTACAGTTGTTATATTATATTAGTGAAAGGAGATGATGAAGATGTTAGAAAAAGTAAATTTAGCAGAAATGAATCTTTCAGAACTGGAATCCCTTCTTGAAAAAGTAAAAATTGAAATCGAAAACAGAAAACGAAGCAAAAAAGTATTCACATTTCATTTTGAATTTGAGAGTGACCCCAGAAAAGGGAAACCTTATGCAGCAAGGCTCTTTTTGAAAGATGGGAAACTTCAGAGACAGTTTTTCGACCTCGACAGAAATTATGGAAAACATTCTATACTTGTATCAGGAGACTATGAAGCGCACGCAGGAGATGTGATAGAAGAAAGGCAGGGAGGAAGTTGGAAGAACGACTACAGGTATTGGTTCGTGATTACAGAAGACGGTGAAAAAATTATGGTTGCTGATATAGATGACCCGACATCGAAAGCATTAGTTCTGAACTACCTCAGAGGAAAGATTAGTTTACCAGCGCTTTTAGAAAAAATTAAAAAATAAAGAAAGGAGATGAGAAGTATGGCAATCAAACTTGTAGTTGAAAGGTATGTGAAGTCAAATGGTGTAAAAGGATACATCGTGAAGAGTTTCGACCTTCTCAGAGAAAGTAAACTTCCGAAGATGTATCTCGACAAGAAACCTAATTGCTATAAGACCACTTGGCCGACCAGAATTATCCTTAATGGTGAAGAATGGAGGGAAATCAGGGAAGGTGATTTCTTGACAGAAGAAGAATTGCAGGACATTCTTGCCTTCCTTCGTGTATGCGGAAACAGATTAAAGAAAATCAACGAGAAGTTATCGCAGATGCGAGAGGAATGGAACGGAATTGAAGAATTTGAAATATAGGAGAGGCAAGTATGTATCTAAGGATTAAAGAAAAAATCAAAGCGATAGAATTAGAACAAGGTAACTTCATCACGGAGGGGAAATCCCTCCGTATGGAGGAATCGCCGAATGGCTTCGAGTTTTCTGTGAATGGCTATCTCTATGATGCTTCGGTTCCTGTCCCGAAGGCTGTCACTCTTGTGATATTTATGGATTTTCAGACACTTCAGAAGATAGGAAGAATCCCTGAAGGACACGAAATTCTGAAACATAGAGAATGGTGGACTGATTATGTTATCGTAGAAAGAAAAGGAGTAAGAAAATGAACGAAGAAACGATAGAATATACACTCCAAAAATATATATTTATACAGGAAAAGATTAAAAGTCTAAAAGCAGAAGCAGAAAAATTGAAAAAAGAAATCAGAGAGAGTATGGGAGAGGAAAGAGAAAAAAAAGTAGGAAATTTCGAAATCAGAATCCAAGAAAGAATCCGGTACAAGTATGACCCTTATATTTTAGAAGCATCAGTGGGTCCAGATATTCTTAAACTCGTGAAAATAGAATCAGTTGATAAAAAGAAACTCGAAGGACTCGTAAAAGCGGGGATTGTTTCCCGTGAAGACATTGAGCCCGCAATGAAAATCGTCTCAAGAGCTGAAGCTCTCGTGGTAAAGGAGGTCGGTCGCAAATGACTAAAATAGAATACCAGGAAATTCTGGAGGAGATTCAGAAAGAAAGAAACAAATATAATCACATCACTATATACATTACAAGCGACCATCCTTTTTTAACTTTTATGCCTCACAAAAGTGTTCTTTTCAAAGACGATTATATCGTAGTGCAAGGTAGAAGAGGGAAGACATTTATCCCGGTCTCTTCTATCCGTGTTATTATTTTTTCAGAAGATTAGTTGCATTTTTGCAAAACATTATTATAATAACTAATGAAAGGAGATGGAAATATGAGAATCCTAATTCGAGTCTATGGAAAGACTCAGAAAGAAGTCGAAAACGCCATTCAGAATTTTCAGGCTGAACTATTCGGAAGATGGCGGGTCGTCTCTATTCAAAAATCGATTCCAAGAAGAGAAGGATGGGAAAAGGATGCATTTTTCGAAAAAGAAGGTGTGAAAAATGAATAAAGAGAATGAAATCGTTTCTATCGAAAACTCTCCGGTGGAAATTATCCAGAAAGGTAGGGAAATGGCACGGATGCTTCAGGCTATCGTGTCCCAGACCAAAGGGGCTCTCGTTTTGAATGGCAAGCAGTATTTACGCTTTGAAGATTGGCAAACGCTTGCCAAATTTTTCGGTCTTACAGTGAAGACCGGAAAAACAGAAATACTCGAAAATGGAGCGAAAGCAGTTGCAGAGGTTGTGAATCGGGATGGTATCGTAGTAGGTGGAGCAGAAGGATACTGTTTCCGTGATGAAAAGAACTGGGCAGGGAAGCCTATGTTTCAGATTATCTCTATGGCTCAGACTCGAGCCGGTGCGAAAGCACTCAGAAACATACTCGGATGGGTTGCGGTGCTTGCTGGATTCGAAGGTACTCCAGCAGAGGAAGTCGAAACAGAGCAGAAAGTAGAGAAACACACATCAAAACTTTCCGATAAGCAGCGCAGAGCCATATTTGCCTCCGCTGGGGAACTCGGAATCTCAGAAGAAGAAATACACGAAAGAGTAAAAAAGATGTTTGGAAAAGAACACATATCGAACCTTACATCGAAAGAAGCCCGAGAGTTAATCAATGCTATCAATAAGGAAATCTATCTGAAAAAAAAGAAAGAAAAGGAAAAAGAAGTCAAAGAGGATGCAGACGCACTTTACGGAGCAAGATAGTCTATGCAATATACCATCCTGGGTTTTAATCAGAAAAAAATGATAGAACTCGGTCTCGATGTAAAAGACGCTCTCATACTTCGATGGATGGTAGACTTTCAGAATACAGGGAAAATGAGGGAGCTCATCATAGACGGGAAGAAATACATATGGGTGAACTATTCTACCATCGTAGATGAGCTCCCTATTCTTGGATTTCAAAAAAAATCTGTGATGCTTCACTTAGGAAAAATGGTGAAAGCCGGACTTTTGGAGAAATTCATCTACAAAAAAGCAGGGAACTTCACATTTTTCCATATAGTGGAGGATGTCTACTATAGTCTCGTTTCAGACGGTGGAAAAAAATTTCCTACCTCTGAAAAAAATTTCCATAGGGTATGGAAAAAAATTTCCATAGGGTATGGAAAAAAATTGCAAGACATAGATTCTTCAATAAATGATTCTTCTATAAGTAATAATACTGTCACATACAAAAATGAAAAACTCGAAATTCCAGAACCATTCCTGAAAAAACTGAAAGAATCTTTTCCATCTATAGATGTAGAGAGTGAAATAAAAAAGATGGAAGCGTGGCTGCTTGCGAATCCGAAAAAAAGAAAAAAGAACTACGCTCGTTTTATTGTGAACTGGCTTTCCCGGATTCAGAAGCCGGTAGGGAAACATTTCGAGCCGGAGCGTTATAATGGAAAAGAAGAGGTGAAATTCTATGAGTGAAAAAAAGACTCCAGAAGAATTCTCAGAAGAGATTCGGAATCTTATAGAAGCGAATCGTTCAGAATACCAGAAAAGTCTTCAGAAAGCATATGAAAATATGCTTCGTGCGATTCCGTCGCATTTGGTGAGGGTTTTCGGGAACGGATACATTCAGAAATTTTCAGAGAAAGAAGTCATAGCACGAAAACATATTGAAAGAATCATTCCATCTATATTTTCCGGGGAAAAGGGACTTATTATTTCCGGGTCGGTTGGTGTCGGAAAGACGATGGCTATGATATATATCTACAAAAGACTCCTCGAAATGAAAGCAAAAAAAGCTCTGGAATCTGAAGATATGTTTCTTCTGGATATATACAGGATGAAACAGGATTTCGCTTTCTATTATGTCCCCGAGATATTCACTGCTTTCCATATGGGGCAAAAGGTTTCCCTGAGAAAGTATATTTTCCTGGACGATTTTGGAACTGAATACTCCGAGCCTTTCGCACTTTCGAACTTCGACGCTTGGATAGAAAAAATCTATCGAAGGGGTTTCTACGGGATAGTGATGACTACGAATCTTTCACATCACGACTTTCTGAACAGACAGGGATTCATTCGAATCTCAGATAGACTGAATCAGATGTGCGCTTTTTTAGAAGTGAAAGGGGCTTCCAGGAGATGAGCCAATTTGTAGAGTATATTTACTATGTCGAGAGAGCGTATCCTGAAATCCGAAAGTATCCGCTTCCAAAGGAAAAAAGAATCGTGTCTGTTTTTAGGCAGCTCTATGCCATATTTGATTCTCCGCTTGCTTTCGCCGCTGTGCATTCTATTCAGGATTTAAAGGATGTTTTGAAATCAAGGCAACGGGGACTGAAATACAATCACATCACGGAAGACGACATCGAAATTGCTTGCACATTGTTTTATAGAAAGGAGATTGAAAAAATATGATTTTGCTGAGGAGGTTATTTGAAGATGGTTACACATTTTATCACAAATATAATAATAAATACGAGGCTCTTATGAAAGCGAAAAGTAGAAGAAAGAAAAAACATAGAGCCCGAGTTGTGAAGGTCGGAGATTACTATGAAGTGTGGGAAAAGAAGCCTCCGAAAAAAAGAGAGAAAAAGAAACTTATTAAAGAGAATGACATTTTATGGTCTCTTATAGTTCGGAAAAGGGATGGATATGTATGTCAGCTCTGTAGGTATTTTTTTGAAACGGGAGTGAAAGATGAGGAGCCTATACCTTCGAAATATATGGCTGCGCATCATATTTTTGGGCGTTCGAAAAAAGCAACTCGATGGGACACACGGAATGGAATCACTCTTTGTTATTACCACCATAGATTCTATATTCACGGTGGGAAAATGACGCCTTCCGAGATGGCGGAATTTTATGAGTGGTTTCTTGGGAAAGATACATATGAGGAACTCGAGCAGAAATCCCGGGAAACTGTGCGATTTAATTACGATTTTGTGAAGGAATGGAATGAAAAACTCAGAGAGGAATTCGAAATGACTTTTGGAAAAACTTTTGAAGAATGGAAAAAAGAAAGGAGATGAGAAGTATGAAGAAAAAAGATTTGAAGAGGCTTTTGGTAGGTTTCGTGTTCTTCCCAGATGAGAGTATCAGAAAGCAGCTCGAAAAAGAAGGGATGCTTCATAGGGGAATTGAACTCAGAAAAGTAGTGATGGAATTTGCAGAAAACGAAGCGAAAAAGTATGTCGTAGGTGAGAAAGATGGAATACTACAGAGATGACACTGGTGTGATATACCAGGGAGATGCCCGCACTATTTTGAGGGCTCTTCCAAAGGAAAGCGTTGATACTGTAGTGACATCTCCTCCGTATTGGCAGCTCAGGGATTACGGTATAGAGGGGCAGCTCGGCCTGGAAGAGTCTTTTGAAACCTATCTTCAGAAACTGTGGGATATATTTGACGAGGTTTATAGGGTATTGAAAAAGTCGGGTTCGGTGTGGGTCGTTCTGGGTGACACATATAACGGAAACAAAAAAGGAAAAACAGATATGCTGGTAAAGAACTATCTCCGAGAGACATCAGAAAAAATAGAGAAAAAGAAGATTTCGAATCTGAAACCGAAAACACTTCTTCTTATCCCTCATAGGTTCGCTATAGGGATGATAGAAAGAGGGTGGATACTCCGGAATGACATCATATGGAGGAAACCGAATGCGATGCCTTCCAGTGTGAAAGACAGATTCACTGTAGACTATGAGCATATATTCTTTTTCGTAAAGAGGAAAAAATACTATTTCCATCAGGTTTTCGACCCGTTCCGAGACACTACGATGCAGAGAATCGAGCATCAATTCAACAAAACGAAAAGCGAAAAAGAGTCGATAAAAGTATCTGGGGTTCGGCGTTTCGTGGCAAATGTGAAGGCGGGAAGGCTTCCCGGAAGAAACCGGCGTGCGGTGTGGGACATCTCTACGAAGGCTTTTCACGAACTTCATTTTGCAGTTTATCCTCCTTCTATACCTGCGAGGTGTATAGAAGCGGGATGCCCTCAGGGGGGGGTGGTGCTGGACCCGTTTTTTGGAAGTGGCACGACGGGATATGTAGCGAAGAAAATGGGATGCCGTTGGATAGGAATTGAGCTGAATCCGGCTTATTGTGTGATTGCAAAGAAGCGTGTGAAAAGTGTCCCGAAACATCTTTTCTTGGAGGTGGAGAGTGAAAACAGATAAAGAAAAAAGACGCATCAGGAACGAGAGAGCAAAAAAATGGTATAGAGAGCACTGGGAAGAAGCGAAGCGTAAAAAACGGGAATATATGAGAAGAAATAGAGAAAAATTCCGTGCATATGCGAAAAAGTATTATAGAGAGCACCGGGAAAAATTTCTGAGGTATAATCACGAATACTATAAAAAGAAGAAGGAAGAAAGGAAAAAAATAGCGGAAGACCCTTTCGCATATTGGGATGCCGCACTGCAAGAAAAAGAAAGAAAGGAGAGTGAGAAATGTGGATAAGCGTATATGCGTAGAAATTATTGATGGGTTGAACATAGGCTATAAGCAGACAGTAGAGAAGTTGATGTCCGTAATAAAGAAAATGCCTTCTGGTATATCGGGATTGCTTTTCCGTGATATTCAAGAAATAAACGGGGGGAATCTCGTAGAAACCAGGGAAATTATAGAAAAATTAGGGAAGATTCTGGATGCTGCTGCTACCTGTAGAGAAATCTATGAAAAATTGGATATAGATAAAGATGAAAACAATGAGGAAGGCAGTAATTGGGAAACAGTAATTAAAAACAAAAATATATGACATAAAAGGAGGTGAAAAAATAATGACTGAAAAGGATATGGAGCAACTACTACAAGAACTTCTTGAAGAATGTGACAACGAAAAATTTGTGGACGGTGTGTCTACTTTCAAAGATGATAAGTGGGCGGGAAACGAGAAGACAAAAAAGCACGGACTTATTATCACTACTCCAGATGATTCGTGGTTTCTTGTTACGATAGAGAAGGTGATATGATGAAACTCATAGAAGTGCATATTGAGGGACTTTTGCGAGATTCTGCCAGGAAAGAGCCGATGTGCTACACGCCTGATATTACGAAGCGTTTCAAAACCTGGGGGGAAGTGAAGGAGTTTTTAGAATTTGAATATCGTTTTATAAAAAAACTTATTTACAAGAAAAACTTAGTTTATACTGATAAAGAAAAACAAATACCAATTGGGTTTACAATCTCATATTGGTGTCGTGACTTCGGCTGTTCTCCCAAAAAGTGGCTTCATACTGATACAATCACTTTCAGATATGTTATACCAGCACCAGATTTTTTGAAGAAATTAGGAGGTAAGCGGCGATGAATATTGCAACTAATTTATTAAAAGGTTGGAATGAAGAAAGGGGAATGTGGGTATATGGAAGTTTAGTTGTAGAAGCAATCCAGAATAAAAAAAATTATTACATTGCAGATTTGGATGTGAGGGTAGATATAGAAGACGATGCGAGCGCCTTTTTGCAAGGTCTTTATAAAGTTGACCCTGTGAGTGTCAGTCAATTTACAGGATTTTTTGACGATACAGGGTGGGATACACTCACAGTGGAAGATAAGGAGGTTTATAAATGGCTGTATGATACATTAGGCTTACAGTTGTGGAGAGGGCAACTGATTTTTGGAGGCGATATATTAGATGGCGTAGATGCTTTTGATGAACAGATAAGAGGAAAAGTATATTGGAATATAAATGGTTGGTATGTGGGTGGTAATTTTAATAATTACCTGAATGAAATAATATTGCCTCATTATGTAGTCGGTAATTCTTATAATAAATTTTAATGGAAAGAGGGAGGGTACATTATGATAGAAGCATTATTTGATACTTTACTTAAAGTTTTAAGGCAAGAGATAGGCAATCATCACGAAAATATTTGGATTGTTTTTGTTACAGGAGAGAAGAA